TATCAACTGAAAATGAACATTTTAAATCAATAAATGATAAGTTTGCGTCGAGTGCAAGAACAGGAAAAAAATCAAGTGCAATGGGTAGTCTTATTAATGGATTTTTTTCAGACCCGGCGGAGAAAGCCACATTGTTAGGTAAGTCTCACGATGCATTAGTTGATTGTGAGAATACATTAAATGTAATTGAACGTGGCCTGAAAATTGTTTCAAGCCACATTCGTTAAGAAATTTTTGTTGTAATAAAATCTATTGAGGAGACATTCTCTTCTTTTTTAATCATAACAATGTTATCTGACCAGTTACGTATCAAAGAATTATGTGATATAACAAGTATATGGTCAAAGTAGTTTTTAATCTTTTTAAAGAACTCACCCACCATTTCGAGATTCTCATCTGCAATCTTACCGAACACTTCATCCATAACTACGATGTTAGGTTTAGGTAATGACGATATCTTTGTTAATACACTACGAAGTGCTAATGAGGATATGGTTCTTTCGTAACCAGAACCCGCATTAAGAGGTTTTACGATACGTGTCTCAGTATCTATCATAATAAATTCAACCTCGTTCTTATCGTTTATATTCATCTCTAAAATGAAATGACAACTATCCACCAACAAACGATATAACTCCTGATTGATTAATGGAATCATATTCTTAAGAATAATTTTAGAAATACCATTCTTACCATAAACAGTTAAGTAAATTTTAAACACCGCAGACAATTCTTCCTCTGATGTAATTTTTTTAATTAACTCCTCATTGATACCAATCTTCTCATTCATGTTAGTAATGTTGTTAGTATGTTTTTCGATATTGGTATTCGTTTGTCTAATGTCTCCATTTGCTGTTTCAATTTTAGTTTTAAGTGCAATTACTTCAGCATCAATCTTTTGATTTTCCTCAAGTTTCTTTTTATTACTTTCGTAATTATCTAATCTCGCCTGTTTAACATCAATCTCATGTTGTTTTTGTTCAACCTCCAATTCATAACGGGCTTTACGAAGTTTACTTCTTTCGTAAGTTTCAAATTCGGTTTTTAATATTTCAAATGATTTCTCTTGTTCTTTTAATAAATCAAATTGAATTTGATTTTCTTCCATTGATTTGATGATGTCTTCAATTTCTTTTTTAATCTTATTGATTTCATCTGTATGGTCGACCTCATCTAAAGCTCTATTACAGGTTGGACAAACGGTTCCTTCTTCAAATTTCTTTATTAATTTTTCTCTATCACCTTTTTCATATTTACATGCAACATCAATTCCTTGAAGATTAGCCATCTCACCTCTTAACTCTTTGTGTTGGTCCTCATGATAGAATTTAGAAGGTTCTATTACATTAACACTATCAACGTTGGTTTGACTTGTGTTTCGTTGTGTTGTTAAATCATTAATCTCTCTTTGTAGTAACGTCGGGTTTGTGTTAATTAGTTCTCTATCAACATCATTATTTCTCTTTAAGAAAACCTCATCTCTTTTACCTTCTAACTTTTCTAATTCCTTTTGAAATTTACCTAACTCTTTTGTTAGTCTCACAATTTCACTTTCAGAATTATCAAGACTTTCTTTATGATTGGTTATTTCTAATTCTAAAGTTACTTTGTTATATGTGTTAGATACTAACTTCTTACTCCAATCGTTATAAATTTCTTTTGCAATTTCTTCCTTTGCCTTTAAACTCTCTAAACCTAAAAATTTAGTAAGGATTTGACCTCTAGCGGTTGGTTTGGATTCAATAAGTTCTTCTAAATTATAACCAGTTGTTAAAATGGTTGATAGGAAGTCTTCTTCAGTTCCAATTGCTGACGCAATAAACGATTCTGTTTCTCTTCTTTGTTCACCTGAAAGATTTTCAATTTCACCATCTTCTTTCCTCTTGTAGAACTCAAGTTTATTGGTAACGGTATATTCACCTGACTTTGATTTCTTTCTTAATGTTTTTCTTTCAATAACATAATCATCTCCGTCAATTGTTATTTCACCTCTAACACTAACCTCATCCTTATCCGTGAATCTATTAAAGATTTCACCATTGGTTTTGGTTTTAGTTGTTGAGTTAAAAAAAAGAAACATTAATAAGTCAACAGATGATGTTGATTTACCCCCAAAGTTTTTAGGTGTAGATTCAATTACCGTAATACCGTCGAGACCTGTGAAGTCAATGACATTAGAATCACCAAAAGATAAAAAATTAGAAAACTCGACTCTCTTAATGAACCATTTATTGTATCTAACTTTGTTTTCATTTAATTTATCTATTTGTGTGTTTACTTTATTATCTAATCTATCAACCAATTCCCATTTAATATCAATAGAATTATCCTTAATGAAATCTTTCATTAATTTCTTTTGATACTGATGATCCAAAATACTATCGGAAGCCTCCAAAGACTCTAAACGAGTTTCATTTACATTTGATAGTGTCTTTGTAATTACTTGTACATTCTTGGAACTATACTTCTCCTGAAAGTATGACTTTACTCTCCTAATTTTTTCGGGTGTGAAATTTTCAGGAACGTCTTGCCATGTTACTTTTATAAATGGATTCATTAATTAATTATTTATTTGCAAACATAACTTCTCTTACTCTTTGTTGATTATATTCTTTTTCCATATCTTCTAATTCTTTTTGTGTTGGTCCACAATATGGTCCATTTTCTAACCATTCACCATTAGGTTGTTTATTAAATGTACGTACAAACTCTTTTGGTATCACAATCCAATCTTCTGGATCATCACTATTACTAACTTTTCTATTAAAAACAAATTTGATTTTATTAAAGTCTTTTATTGTTTGAGCATCTACCATACAAATTTGGTCAAATTGTGCATTAACTCTAAAATATATATTTTTATCATGACCTGGATGTGATGTCAACCATTTGCCAGTATTTCTTTCAGATAATTCACCCAACCCAAAATAAAACCATTTCCAATTTTGCATATTAAGACCTGCAAATCCGAGATTAAAAATATCTTGTTGATTACCTGCCCATCTATCTCCCTGAAATGAACCATTTTCACCTTCAGCACCCCATGATGGGTCGTCTACACATACTAAATCAATACCATATTTGGTACCGCTAATGAATTTAAATCCCAATACTTTTTCCGCAAATGATATGAAAAGTTTTCTCATATCCTCATCATCAAATGGGTCTTGAATTACCTTACCATTAATCCTTATGTATCTAAATTTTCTTTTTTGTTGTGACATATTACTTAATTCTACTTTCCTCAAAAAATTCAACGATTGCGTTTATTGCCCAAACAGCTCCCGCGGTAAACATACCATCAAAGAATAAATTGATAATCCAAAAGGTATCAAAAAATCTTGTGGTAATACTACCTAAAATTAGTGACATAAAAAATCCAACCCAAGTTGATGTACACAATGTACAACTTATTAAGTCACCAAAAAACTTTGAGTGTGCTTTTATCCATATACGTTGGTTTTCAAAAATTGCTCCCCAAACAAGTATACTTGTCATTCCGTAGGCTGCGATTGCCCATAATAATAATGTTCCCATGTTTTATATATTTTAGTTAATATAAGAAAAATTATTGTTAAAAACAAACTATTCATCATATAAACTATTCAAATCACTATTCTTCATAAAAGAACCTTTGTTGAATTTATTTAATGCGTTTGTTAATTTTTCTAATTCTTCTTTTAATTTTATGTTTTCTTCACTTAATCTATCAACCTCTTTTGTGTCTACAATTTTTAATGGTACCTCAACAATAACTTCTTTGATTATTTCAATAGGGACTTCTTTTATAACTTCATTAGTAATAATTTGTGCGTCCCCCTTTACTTCTATGGGTACTTCTTTAATAACCTCTACTATTTTTTCAATTGGTACTTCTCTAATAACCTCAACAATTTTCTCGACAGGAACTTCTTTTATTATTTCAACTATCTTTTCAACCATAACCTCCTTAATAACTTCAACTATTTTTTCTTTTTCTGTTGAGTTTCCAAATGGTGTTTCCCCATACTTCAACAAGGAAAATCCTTTATTGAAGGTTTCATTTGCAATTTTATTAATGTCTTTTATATTATTTAACTCACAATAAAGAAGAAATTCTTTATCCAAGGTTAACGTGTACTTCTTCTCCATTTTCAATGTCTTTTATGTCTGATATGGTGAAATGTAGGAATGGTTGTTCATTTGGTAAATCATGGAATGTGTACTCATCAGTAGTAACATCGTATATACCATATCCGTGATGTTTGACTGTTTCACCAAAATTTTGTTGGATTAAACTACCTACCATTATTGCTTTACCGCCATTTGGTAATGTAAATTGTTGTCTCTTGTGGATATCTCCACATAATAATAAATCCAAATCAACAAAGTTTAATTGGTCATATGCATCTTCAAACTCATAACCTAAGTCAGTTGACAGCCCCATAATTGGTCCGTGAAATAATCCAACAGTTAATAACCCTTCTTGTTTTGTGAAATCAGGTCTTGCGTTGTGTTGATATAATGAATAAACAACCCATTGAACGCTACCATCGGTATCAATATAATCACCACTATCTTTTAGGTATGTGATGTGTTGATTGTCTAATAATTGAACGACTGGTGTTATACTATCCATACGTTGTGTATTATTCTCCAAGAAATCGTGATTACCCGGTATGATTACAACCTTACCAAAACGAGTTAACTCTTTTAAAAACCAACTCGTTAATAATAATTGTTCATTTGAGATATTAATTTTTTGATGTGCGATATCACCCGCAACAACAATTCTAATTTCGTTATGCGATATATTTTCATCTGCCCATTCTAAAAATTTTACACTTAATTCATTTAATAATATTTCGAATTGATTCTTATATAATTCGTGCATTTGAATTGTACGAATGTGTAAATCAGCAATGTGTATGATTTTCTTTACCATCTTTTAATATAATTTGATAAGTCCATTGTTAAAATTGCATTGTTAATTTGTGACGGGACTTTATATTCCACAAATGTTGCATCATCTTTTAATAAAACCACCACATTACCTAACAATTTAATATCATTGTATTTTGTTTCTTTTAACATTTTACGTAACAATCTACCATATAAAGGAAGTTGTAAAAAATAATGACCTAAAGCATTATCGTGATAGTTGTTGAATGGTGGATATAATTTACCAGTGTAGTGATGTACTTCAAAGTTTTTAGGTTGGTTTGTTTTCCAATCGGTAATAACAAAACCAAAGCCATCTTTTTCTTTATTTTGCATTAACCATACTTTATCTGGTTGTCCTGTATATTGTTCTTCAGGGTCACCTAATATAATTTCAGTATCTAATAATACACCACCTCTCTCTAACATTAAGTCAAGAAATTGTTTTCCCGCAATAATCATATTATCACTCTTACGTTGTTGTTCTTCATTAATTTCAAAAATTGGTTGTCTTACTTCTTTATAGTTATCAAATCTATTAATCAAATCAGATTCCAATTCAAAATGGACACGGCTACCCATATTAGTTGATAAGTCACCAGCTTGTTTCCATTCCGCAAGCAATTGTGCTTGCCCTTCAGGGTCTCCCTTAGACATCCTCAACGCCATTCCTTCTGCATCAAATGGTTTGTGAAACTTCTTTATAATTTTAGAAACTGAAGGAAAATTCTTTTTAACAACACCATCAACATCTTTCATGTGATAGATGTGTTGTTCTTCTATGAATGTTAATTCTAATTCTTGTCTTTTCTTTTCTAATAAGTCTTTAATCTCTAACGAGATGTCTTGTAAATTCATTAATCTAATTGTTTTATTTTATAATCGTCTAATTTTCCTTGTAGGTCGGCAATATCTTTATCACCTTCTAATTTAATTGCAAAAACCCGACCCATCAATTTACCACAATTTAATTTATGATATAATCTTTCGGCATCATTCCAAGCATCTGGATCTAACACAATTACAATTTTACCTTTCGCCCTTTCATAAAGAGTGTTAAATAAATGGTCACTCATGAATTTTCCCAACAATGGAATTGCATTAGGTATGAATATACTATCAAACGCCCCTTCCACAATGTATATTGTTTCATCCCAATTAACCAAATATTCATTGAATATAATAAGTTCTTTTTGTGCTTCAGGATTCTTATATTTCATTTTTGTTCTATTCAAATATGAACGTGCAATGAAATAATTAATTCTTCTTTCACAATCATATGATGGAATAATAATTCTGTTTTCGTAGATACCTCTATAACAAAAACCAATGTTATACATCTGTACCATTAAGTCTGTTATGTTCCTACTTTTTATGTAATTGTATGCTTGTTTATAATATGGTGTCATTTTAAGACCCATACTCGCCTCTTTGAATGGTATAAAGTCTTGGGGTAGTTTTACCGTCTTGTAAACACGTTTGCTGAAATCTTCACCATCATCTGGTTTTAATAAAAGATAATTTTTTAGTTGTTTTGGATTACCGAATTTTTTAACCAATTTAAAAATTGATCCGTGAGTTTCGTGTGATTCGGCACACACCCAACATTTAAAAACATTGTATTTGTAGTTGACCTCTAAATTTCCTTTTCCGTCACCGTGGTCCAATCCTTTTATGTCATATGAACACACTGGACAATCAAAAGACATCTGTCCTTTATAATCATTATGCATGTTAGAGTCACCCAAAATATCTTCGAGAATTTCAATAACAGGAGAATAGTCAACTTCTTGATTTACCATACTATAGAAATATATGTAAAAAAAATGATAAAAAAAAATCCCCCGGAACACCACCTCCGAGGGAAACCAACCAAAAGTGTATTTCTACACTTCCCGTCTTCTTTTATAAATATATGATAAACAATCGGTAAAGTAAAATGTTAGTTGCCGGATTTTTCTAATCTATTCATGTTAACATAACCAATCACACAAGTTGCAGCATCGGCCATATCGTAATTTTCTTTTTTAAGATTACCTGTTTTACCATATAACCAATTAACATCAGGACATACTGCATTTACATGTTCCCAAATTACATGTTTCTTATCTATGTCTCTTGGGTAACCACCAAATAAAACATTACGACCTTTGTCATTTGCCCCAACTAAATCAGGGAATGCAAATTTTCTTGAATTATATGTCGAAATAAATGTTGGTAAAATTCCCAAAACATCGTAACACGACTTGAGAATCAATGTGTTATATCTCAATAAGGTTCCAATTGTATACACATTATTCGATTGTAATAATGGTTCCTCAATTATGACACGGGTAATGCCAACATCTTTATATCCTAATAAATGTTTTTTAAACGCTTCCGCCTTTAAGATTAATTCTTCAATCTTATCTTCAGGTTGAGGTTTAATTTTTGGGGAAAAATGTGTTAATTCTAATAATTTAGACCCTGTCATATCGAACAGTGCCCACCCAATTGTCTTGGTCGAAATATCGAGTCCTAAGATTTTTGGCTTGTTTTTTAATTTTACATCTATACTCATATAACAATATATAATGAATATTTTTAGAAATGTAAAGCCTTAGAAATCAAGTTTTACAGAAAAAACATCAACGGAGGTTGTTCTTGCTCTTGGAGCACTAAATTTACCTACAACCATTGTTTCTTTATTTGAATTTAATAGAGCAATTTCTGTAATATATTTTGTACCTGAAACATATGTTGGGTTTTGTGAATCTGTAAATTTACCATCGGGTAAATTAATAACAAAATTCATTACCTGAACATCCGTCCCAATTACAGTACTTACGGTTCCTTCCGTATATGTTCTTTCTTTTCCAAAATTAGTTAAAGATGATGTATAAAGGGTAGCACCAGTTATAGTACTTTCATTAATAGTAAATGTATGTCCCGTTTTTAAATTATTAATATCTCCACCCAAATCACTTGTAATATTTGTTATGTACCATTGATTTGGTAATGGTTGGTCTCCATTATCTGTAAATTGATGTAGTATATGGATTTGTGTTGCGGTATATCCACTATTTAAATGTTTAAATCCTCCACTATTAAATTTAACACTAACATTTTCATTGTTAGTTGTACCCGTTACTTTCATAAAATAACTACAAGGTAAATCTCCTGACACTGTACCCCCACTTAAAACATATGTTACCCATAACGTTTGACCTGTTGTTAAATCTGTAATTGGGTTATCATTTGTAATATAACTACTAACTTTTGGTGCTGTTAGAGTATAATTTCTTGTGGAACCTGTATCTAACACCGCAACAATTTCTTGATCATCAAATACTATAATTTTTTGATTAAAGAAAATTTTACCAACACTATAATTATTAATATCTAATAAATCAACATAATCAAGTTGAAAGTCTGAATTATATTCACTTGTTACTGATTTTGTTTTTCCTGTACTCATATGGAATGTCGTACCGGTAGTTGCATCACCCAATCTATGATACATTAAATTTGACATTGAAACTTCAAAATAATCTACATCGGTAATAGCATTAGGTGTTGTAGTACCACTATGGTTACTAATGTAATCATCATATTTAAAAAACTTATATGGGTCCGCAGTTGTACCACTTTCTGAATAATGTAAAATTGCAATTGAATTTTGTTCTTCAGGTAATATTTCAACCTCTTCCAACATTGTGTTTCTTATTGTTGTTCCTGTTATTGTTCCTCCTGAATAGTTAACAAAAGTTTGTCCTGTTGAAGATGTGTATCCTAAATAACTTTTAACACCACTATAAACATTACTTTGGTAATCTTTTAATGCGATGTTATCACTAACACCTAATGGTTCGTTTTCCCAAACAGTGTTTAAAGTCCATCCATTACTTGCCTCCATTACATTTCTACATTGTTGGTTTTCATCGTCAGGACTTTCAACAGGGATACCATAAATTGTAGAACCTGTTGCAGAATATAAAAATGGGTACTTAACGTGTGTATTTTTATCAAGTGGTGAGAATACTCGTTGACCGGTAAGACCGCTTAAATTATAATTATATTCTGAATCACCTATAGAAAAATAACTAATTAAGAAATCACCTTTAGCTATGGCATTTCTACCTGCTTTAGTTAATCTTGCGGAAACTGTGGGTGTAAACCCTGTATTTAAGAAACTCATATTTTATAAATATTTTTTAATTTAATTAATCTATTATTCAAAATATTCTTCGAATGTTGTAGTAAATTCACAATCCAATACGGTTGGTGTTGGGGTTACTGTTTTAGTTGGGGTTGGTGTAGGTGTTGGTGTTACTGTTTTAGTTGGGGTTGGCGTTTGTGTTTGTGTTGGTGTTTGTGTTGGCGTTGGTGTTGGTGTTAATGGTGGTAATTTATAACATTGAAAATTAATACTGTTTCTATCTTCCGTGGTATTATTATCATTTGGGGTACCATATCTTGGTCTAAGGTATGTGTGTTTTGATCTATTAAATAAATTATTTTCAGTTAAATTTCCTCCTGTCCATAAAGTTGTTGCTGGAATAAATTGTTCAATAATTTTCATCCAATTAGGACTCATTTTAGTTATGAATTCATTTAAATCGACATCGGTATAAGGAGTAAAATTTGTATTCTTTACATATTCATTATAAACATTTTCCAATGAAAAATATGATTTATAATATTTTGATTCGCTTGTGGAAATAAAACTATTTAAAATTCCGTTGGTAAATTCTGAAAAAGTCACTCCCGTCGTATATTGTGGTGTAACTCCTCCAATTGATATTTCTAAATTTCTTGATTGTCTATAGATATCGTATTCAATACATTGTGCCGATGATAAATAAACTCCAATATTCTTTCTATTAAGAATTAATTTAGAATCGTATTCGTCGTCACTTACACTTATTTTTAAATTATCTATTTTAGGTTCTAATTCAAAACCATATTCTAATCCAGGTAATATTCTAAAATAATTAAAATAATCCTCACCGTATGTATAATCTTTAGGTTTAGTTTTTATAGTTTTAGTTCTTCCTGTTAATTGAAAAACTCCATTTATAGTTGTACCGCTAGATGTACTTTCATCTAAAACATCTGAAGACCTATGACTTAATGTTAAATCATACCAACCTGAACCCTTTTGGAAAAATATATCATCTTTTTCGTTTGTTATTTTTCTAGGTAATCCATCAGTATCGACTGGATATTCATCTCTAGTTAAATTAGTTGTACCTGTTATTGTACCTCCATTAAACTCACTACCTGTATAACCAGTAATAACATATTCGGTTTTTGTACCTTGTATTAAATTATAAACGTCACTTTGTACGTTATCATTTAATTTAGATTTTACTTTATAAACATACTCGTTTATTTTAATCATTGGTTCTGGTGCTCCTAAAAATCTTAAAAAGAATTCGATTGAGTTCCTTGTACCTTTTGATTTATAAATGTGTGAAAGATTAACTAATAATCTTCTATAAAATTCATGTTCAGATTCAATTAAGTTTTTACCAATTGACTGTCCACCATATACACTATCTTGTCTTGTGTATAAAGTATCTTCTATATTTTGTTCGTTAAATAAATTATGTGAATCTAACCCTAAATTATCTGATAAGTTTTTTAATAGTAAATCTGGAACGTTATTAATACCATCATATGTAACATTTCTCATGTTAGCGATGTTATCAATATATTTCTTTACCCTATCAAAACTTTGTCCATATAATTGAAATATTGTTTCTCCCTTTTTGTCATTTGTGTCGAATTCAAATAACTGTGGTGCTGCTAAAAATCTAACAACTAAGTTAGATTTATAATCATCTATCTCGTCAGCTAAATCACTTAATTTTGAAATATAATCATCAAAATCTAAACCTACAGTTTGTAAGTTCCATCCATCTAACGCTAACGGCCAATTAACTTCAACAGTAATAATATCTGTTGTTCCTCCATCAGAACTATCTCTTGGTACTTTAAAACTTGCCTCGTATTTTGGATTGGTTTCTCTATTAAGTAAAAGTTCTTCTAAGTCATCTAAATTATTAAAGAACTCTTCAGTTACTCCATTATTTGGTCTAATTAAAAAACTATCTGTGGTTCCTGTAATTCCACTAAATGGGTTACCAGAAACTTTTAAAGTAATATTTGTGGTACTTGTTGGTTCGGAATATGATAAAATATCATATGTTACTCCACCATAATCTACAACGTATTTTTTATATGTGGAATAAAAATTCCTAAAATTGTTACTTGTCTCACTAATCGTTAAACTTTGTGGTTCATTAATGACAATATCAAATGGATTATATAGACTTGATTTTTCTATTTCAAATTCTGTTGTTTTTGATATTGTATCGTATGTGATATTCTGTGCAGTATAATCTGAAATTCTAACAGGTATTGTACCATCAACATAAAGTGCCGCTGGAAACTTTTTTACAATTCTTGATATTGATACGTTTAATCTTTGTTTTAATGAACCGAATAAAGATTTACCTGCGTCGTCAGTACTACCTTTGAATTTAATACTTTCTTTTTTCTCTGTGACACCATCTTGTGTTGTTACCGCGGTTGTCTCTTCTTTTAATGAATCTAACGTTAAGAAATCCGAAAATGGTGATGTTTTAAAATTTTTACTATCTCTTTGTGGGATAATTTTATCTAACGCAAAATTGGTATTGGTTAATTGACTGCTACCGTCGGTAATTTGTACACCGACTAAACTATCACTAAACGTTTGTAATCCATTCGCCGCTTGGCTTGGTACCTTTGTAAATTTTGCCATTATTCGGTAATGTTGTCAAAGTCTAAACTTTCATCAATGATTTCTCTCTCTTCTCTAACCTCATACATTGTTTCATTGAATTCATCTTTAACTTCAAACAAGTTATATTGTTTGTATATTGCGTTATTGTTATTATTATCATAGATGGTGTAGATACCCGGAGTAATCGCCTTCGTTTGATTACCATAAAGAGCGTGAGCCAATGTACTTGCATCATGTTCTACCATTTCTATTTCAAGTGTAGTTGGGTTAAAAAATGTATTTGTTAAAATAATATTTTGTCCTGGTTGTCCAATAAATGGAACCACATTCGGTCTACTTGATGGTGAGGATGAAGGTGTTATTGTTAAAAACACCAAATTTGATGTTTGGTCTGTATATTGATAACGTATTGCTTTATCTGTTGAATTAGACAAATTTGATACTATTGGTTGACAATAAAATGAAGATGTGACAACTCTATAAAAGTTTGGTATTTTTTGAAAAGTACCATTTGTATTAATATATTCAATTCTATACCCAACTAAACCTTGTGGTGTAAATCTATTTCTATATGCTGCAGGTACGTTATTTAAATCAATAACTAAACCCCTAACAGATGGTAATGATGCTAAGACTCCACAATCTGTGATTGATGTTCTAATTTGTTTAGGTCTAAGATGTAATGTGTAAACACCAAGTTCTGAGAATTTTTCAGATGTTAACTTCAAATTGTATAAACCTCCCAAGATTTCATTTCCTTGTACATTAGAATCGTCAACTGTATTCTGATTATGATATACCGGTGTTAAAACGTCCTCAGCATTTAATCTTGTCAAAGTAATTGGTGCTGTGGTTGTTCTACCAGAAGTATAATGATATAAAATCTCAACATCTTCTGGTGATACATCTGCGGGTCTTACTATACCATAACTTCCTACTGCCATATCTTTTTATTTATAAATATAATTTTTATTGTTTTTTTACTTTAAAATACCCACCACTGTACACACTTAGTTCTCCCATGTTATCAACTTCACCCAATCTTAGGTTAACTTCCATCACTCCTTGTTTACCTCTTTCAACAAAAACATCAGAATAAACAGTTGGTTGTTCCACAAATCCTAAGAAGTGTTCATTCCTCGTTAATATACCGTCAAATATCTCTTCTTTTGTAAATCCAGTGGTATTACCTGTAATCATGGTATAACCGTCCTCATAGTCTCTATATTGTAAAACACCTGTTACAGTTGACCCAACATGTGATAATGTATATCCTGTCCAACCTACTCCTTCTGAATTAGAACCAGATGTTAAAGTCTGTGTAAATCCTGTTGATCCATATTTTCTTAATTCATCAATTCTACTTCCCCCAACTCCTAAATAAGTGAATGTCGTATTTCCAGTATATGGATATGTGGGTGTTTGTCCCAAAGTGGTATTATCGTGTTGATAATAACCCGAATCTCTAAAATCTAAAAAACTTTGTGTTACCGAATCGATAGGTGAATACGTACCATCTTCCAAAAGGAATGATGGGATAACGAATGACATTGTTGCAAAACTACCGAAATTTGACATAATTTAAATTGTACACTAGTAAATATCTTTACTATGTATTTGGTACAATATAAACATTTAATTACTTTTAATAAATGGATTATTCTACGAACCAATAAAAGTTAAAATCTCTAGATAACCCTGTTGGGGTATAGGTTACTCTATATGTTGAGGTATTAGTTGAACCATCTGGAGTATAGGAAGTTCTTGTTTCCCCGAACAATTCTAAAACATCACTATTAGGACCTACAATACGAGTTCCTAAAGTACCAGCTAAAAAAGGTCCGGTACTGAGTCCACCTACTGTTGATACGTGTGTAAGTGTAAAATCTGACGCATTCATAAAAGGATAAACATCCGTCGACCCAATTACCAATTCATAACTACCAGCCACGCCATCACGACCACCACCCGCAATAAAAGTTTCAGGTGATCCACCAAATGTGGTAGGTTCAATTGGGTCCGGTCTATAATCCTGTAATGCCCCTGATGAAACATCAATTTGTGTGCTATATGTGCAAACTCCGGTACTTGCAACCCTCACATAAACATCTCCAGGTTGTACAGTTACATTATATCCCGAAATTAATGATGCTCTTGATACGTTAGTTGCATATTGAGTTACCACGTCTGAACTGTTCACAATTGATATTGTGAAATTATTAGGTGCCGTCGCAGAACCTAATCCTGTTGCTGTTACTGTTACTACTGCCATATTCTATAAATATTTGTTTTTTTTTGTTTTATTCTTTTTTTTAATTAGTTAATTTCTTCCAAATCACTACAGTTCATTAAACCTAACGATGCACACGGTGAAGTGTAATCACTACAAAATCCACCAGGTTCAGCTTTACATGAATAAGTAGTGGTACCGCCACCTCCGCCACCAGTTGGTGGTACATAAGGGTCGTTACCTCCACACCATTGGCTATTATCACATTTTCCACCTATTCCAACTACCATTCCAACATCTTCAACAAATTGGTATCCAGAAACACCATATCTATATGATGGTGATATGGTACTACAAATGTTAATTAATATACCTCCACTTGGACCAACAGCTTGTTCGAAACTACTATATGGTTGAGTAACGTATGTATTATCAGTTTTTCTATATTCAATATATAAGTCTTGACCATTGTTCGTTAACATAATATTTGGAATGAAAATACTATAACAAGTTCCTAAACAAGCTGTAGTGACAACCACCCCACTAGTTGTAACACAACCATTAGCATCGGTAACCTCAAGACAGTATCCATATTCATCAATACTACTAACAGAAACAGATGGTGACCCTGAAGTTACACCTGTGTATGTTCCAACTAAAGTTCCTCCACAAGTATTATAAGGTGCTGACGTGTCAGCATATAATCTATATGTTTTAGGGAATACTCCTCCAGTTGATGACAATGTAATTGCACCATCCGCACCACCATTACAAGATGCATATGTATCAACTGTAATAGTTGCGGTTTGTTCTGCAGGTTGAGTAATTACTATTGTTGTGACAACATTTACACAACCTACCCCGTCTTTAACGTATATTGAATACGTCCCGATAGTTAAATTACTGAACGTACCGCTTGATTGGTAATTTTCTCCGTCTCTTGAATAGGTATATCCAGAACCACTTCCGCCTGATGGACTTGATACGGTAATTGAACCGTTAGATCCACCATAACAGCTTACATTAGCGGCTAATGTATTTGCGGTAGGTGCTGATTTAGTAATGTTAACGTTTAATGGTGAAGATAAACAACCATTAGTATCTCTTGATTCTAAACTATGTATTGTTGAGGGTAAGTCACTAAATGTACCACTTGATTGCCAAGTACCTCCATTCATTCTAAATTCATATGATCCGTTACCTCCACCAGCACTTACAACGATACTACCATTAGAACCATTCCAACAAGTTGGAGCCGATGATGAAGATAATGAAATGGTAACCGCAGCTGGTTGAGTTATTGCAATAGAATATGTTCTTTCACAACCAGCACTATCTTTTACATATAATGTATATGTTCCGGCAGTTAAACTTGAATAAGTTCTAGATGTTGTTAAAACTTGGTACGTACCACCTGCATTTATTTTTGTAGAATATGGCCCACCTTGACCACCTGAAGGTGAATTAACCACTATACTACCATTACTACCACCATTACATGTAACATTTTCTTGTGTGTACGATGCACTTACTATTGTTCTATTTAATGTTACACTGGTTGACCCAACACAACCCGCACTATCTTTAGCATATATTGTATATGTACCATTTGTTAATGAACTAAATGTTGTTCCCGTTTGGTATGTAACATTATCTTTTGAATAGCTATATCCTGAACCGGAACCTCCACTAGCACTATTAACTAAAATAGAACCGTCGGTATCTCCAAAACATGTCGGATTTGTTCCTGTAGCACTTACCGAAACAGCTGTTGGTTGTGTAACGGTTGCATTTGTGCTGCCAACTTCACCATATGTATCTTTAGCATATATTGTATAACTACCCGCAGTTAAAGATGAGAATGTGCTACTAACTTGATAATTTGTTCCGTCTTTAGAATAGGTATAATTTGCAGTTCCACCAGCAACACTACTTACAACAATTGAACCGGTACCTCCGTTACACGTTGCATTAGTTGTGGTCAATGTTGGTGTTATTGTAACGTCAGTTATTGATATTGTTATTGTTTTATCAAATGTTAAACTTGTACTATCAGTTACTCGTACTCTAATTGAATATGATGACTTATCTTCATAGTTGAACACAACTGCACTTTTTAATACTCCCGATGTAATTGTGAAACTACTATTATCAGGATAATTTACAGTATCGTGTAATGCAAATGTCATTGCACCTCCTTCTTGGTCTGTGGCTGAGAATGTACCTATTGTTGTACCTGTTGGTACATTTTCGGATATTGACGCTGAACTTATTGAGATATCGGTTGGTGCCTCGTTTACGTTTGTAACTGTGATTGTAAATGTTGCTTCGTGATATAATCCACCTGCATCTGTTGTTCTAACTCTAATTGAGTAGGATGATTTAGCCTCATAGTTAAACACAGATGTATTTCTTAAATTCGCACCACTAATATTAAATGATGCATTATCTGTGTCATCAGTACCCGCAACTAAACTATATGTAAATGTATCTCCACTATCCACGTCTGATGTTGAGAATGTACCTATTGTTGTATTTGCTGTTGTATTTTCAGCTTGTGATGTATTACTTAATAATAATGCATATGGTGTTTCATTAACATTATTTATAGTAATTGTAAATTGTTTTTCAGTATATTGTCCAATGCTATCCGTACTTCTAACTCTAATTAAGTATGAAGTTTTCGATTCGTAGTTTGGTATAAATCCATTTTTTAACGATGAACCTGTTATTGTAAAACTACCATTGTTATCGTCCCCTGTACCTGCAACTAATGAATAAGTATATGTATCATTTGAATCAAGACTTGTTGAGCTAAATGTACCTATGGTTGTACCTGTTGCGGTATTTTCATTTATTGAACTATTGCTCAATGAAATATCTGTTGGTGGATAGTTTGGCGTACTTGTTGGTGTAGGTGTTGGGGTTGGGGTTAACACTTGTACAGATAGACCGAACTCACAAATTGATGTAGGAGTCGGTGTCATTGTTGTGGTTACAGTTGGTGTTAACGTAATCGTTGGTGTAACGGTTGGAGTTAACGTTGGGGTACTTGTAACAGTTGACGTTGGGGTTGGTGTTGGAGTTAATACAACCGCCGATAAACCAAACTCACAAATTGTTGTTGGAGTTGGTGTCATTGTTGGTGTGACGCTTGGTGTTAAAGTTATTGTTGGTGTAATAGTTGGTGTCAATGTTGGTGTAGAAGTGACGGTTGTTGTAGGTGTAGGTGTTGGGGTTAACACAACTACGGATAAACCGAATTCACAAACTGTTGTTGGTGTTGGTGTTTGAGTAGGTGTAACCGTTGGTGTTTGTGTAATTGTTGGAGTTATGGTTGATGTAACCGTAACTGTTGGTGTAGGTGTTGGAGTCGGTATTACATAACAATCTCCAGTTTCTAAAATCCTAATGTTTGCAATGGGATAATAATTAACTTCGTCCTGTGAACCTTTTAAAGATTTATATGCGATTGGTTCATTTATTATGTATATACCTTCGATAACGTTTGAATAAATTGTGGTAAGTTCACTCGTAGTTGGGTTATATTCATCATATTGTACATAACCATACGAATCAACGATGTAAGTAGTACCTGTATAATAATCACATGGTGTTACTCCTGCACTTATTGCATATGACCCTTGTTCAAATGTTGTTTTATTATATGGATTTGGGGAATCCCAACTCGTAATATTAAAACTTGTAATTGTTCCTCCCGTGTATGGAATATTTAATTGGACAAATTTAGTTGTTTCATTTGGTTCAATTGTAACACTCTTCGTTGTAAATAAAACAGTACTTCCTGTATAGATATTTACAGTGAATTTTATTCCAACATATGTTGGTGATTCGTTTCCGTTAGTGTCTTTAACATTAAAATTTAAACCATTATCATCATTATCTAAATCACAAATTTCAACGGCATTAATAAAAAGCGTTTGTGGTTTATAATATGTGAATATTGTACTATCAAAAGGATAAACCTCTCTAAATGAAGATTCATTCGCTTCACTATATGTTGTTGCACTTAAGTTGTTATCATAAAGATAAAAACTATCAGGATTTGTTCTATTTTTTATTATACCTTTATTAATTGTATCTCCAGTATAAAATAAATTTGTATTCCAATTTGTTATAAGACCGTCAAAGTCATTTGTAAATGATAATGATAAATCATTTGGGTTATATGAATCAATAAACCAAGCACTTGTGTGATCAAGATCGACTCCACTCAAATAATAAGTTCCACCATTCAATTGTGATGTTAAAGAAGTTGTTCCTGAAAAAATATCAGTAACAATACCATATTGTACTTTATAAAATACTAAATTATTCTTCTTATAATCTCTATAATATCCATTTAATGCGGATAATTTACCATCAACATCATAATATAATTTTTTATTTGTTGTTACACCTAAAGAATCTGAGTTATCATACCAAAGTAAAAAATAATTTGGTGCTGTTTCTAATTTTAATTCATGTGTAAAATATGTTTCAATATTAGTTACACCAGGTTTTCTTTCTGAAGATTCAACATTATTATCCAACGATGTTGTTAGACTATCAAAATACGCTTGAGCTTGATTATTTGCATCTTCTTGTGATATTGTGGATGTAAAATGTCCTTCAGGTAATGTATATGACATTGGAACTGAATTATTTAATTCCCCAATAAGATTTGATGTTTGTGTTTGCCCAATTAAACTTATTGAATTACTTGAATAAAGCGTTGGGTTAGAACCGTATTTTTCGGGTCTACCTGAAATATAAATTAAATAGAATAATCTATGTGTATCGGTTATATATTCTTTTTTTGTTACGTCATTTAATATGTCAACCTGTGTAAACGTTTTTATATTATTTACATATTTGTATGATAATGATCTTGTTGTTGGTATACCTGTTGTTGAGTTCGATGGTATTCCATAAAAATATGCTCCGTCTGAATATGTACCCGTATCAAATGTTGATAAATCATCTTTTTTAGATATTTTAGAATTTGTTGAATTCAAATATGGTTTATTTGAAAATCTTTTTCTAAATAATTTTGATTTTTCAATTAATGTTTTTGTTTGTGGTACTAAAAGAATATATAATGTATATAGTACTGCAATTCCAAATGCAATTGGTCCTAAGAAATTTAATATTGCCCATGTACTGTAACCAAGTACCGTGTGGGCAGTTGTTCCAATAACAAAAAGTTCCACTCCTCCCCACCAGGCAGCAATTGTTGGTAACGCATAACCCCCTAATATCCAATAATTATATTTACCATCTTGTAAATATTTTGATAAGTCGGGTATATTACTTCCTACCACATAACCTCTAGTAACATGTTTTGTTAAATGTTCAAAACCAGTTACAGGTGTATGTGTTTCATTATTATAATCATAACTTGTAAAAAAATTATTATTCGCAAGATATTCATTTGTACCGCTTGCAGTATAACCCATTAAATATGAATAAACTGACGGTTCTAATAAATCGACACTATTAATTATTTTATGTAATGTACCAACACCTTCCATTGATGTTTGGACATTTGCAGGAACATAATCAGTGGTGTCTCCAGGTTGTCTTACTAATGTTGTTCCATTAATATAATTTGATATCCACGGACTAACCTGTCCTGTTTGATTTTTCCAATTTGTAGGTCCCCATATAATTTCTTTTGTTTTTACTCCGCCGATTAACCACTTTTCAATAAGATAATTTAAAATAATACCATATTCTCTATTAATTAAATTACCAACTTCATACACTTTATTTGTTGGGGAGGTTCTAACGCTGTCTCCGTAAAAAAATGGTAATGCTGGTGTTATTAATGTTTCATCAGCCCATATGTAATTTCCTTTTACTGTGTAATTGTTAGTCGACCCTGACCATTGTGATATTGGTAACTTGGACCAAATCTTTGTAATAAATGTTGGATTATAATACGCATCGTATGCTGAATACGCGTGGACTCCCATATCATATCCATAAATTTCAGTACCGCAACCAATAGTTACTTTAACATTGGTTGTTCCTCCGTTAAATGCTCTATTTTGACCAACCGCCAATCTAAGGTTAACCAATCCTCCTGTTACAACAACATAAAATGTTTTAGTTGTATTCCAATTTCTAGGACCGATTTTAATAAATGCACCCTCACCAAGTTTATATCTTACTTTTATTAAATCAAATGGTGTTGCCACATTATATGCTCCAACATTATTATTATAAGAATACGCGATTTTACCAACCTCATTTCCATTTAATCCATCCGTAATAATTAATGAAACATCCTCCGCACTATCTGTACATTCAACGGTGACAGGAACCAATCTATTTTTTGTTGATGTACTAACTGTTATATTTTTTATACCATATTTTAACCCATTTGTTTTTATATTTGGGGTATTTGGTATATATGGAGTGTTTTCGGTATAATCACTTAAAATAAATGGTATTGTAACTTGTCCACCACCACAACCATATATAGCACCAAAACAGTTGCCAATAATGTCGAATATATGTGTTGAGGAGTTATAAGTATACTTTATTCTTTTATTTATATCTCCAACATTTAGAGTTAAAACTTGATTATCGTTAATTTCTGTTTGTAAGTAAGGATCAATATACCACGGTCCAACAAAAATTGGTTCGTTTGGAGATATGTTATTATTTATTAATCCCTCTACAGGTGAATTTGGTAATTTTTCTCTATAATATGTAACTGTTTGTGGGCAAGTTGAACAATGTTGTGTTGATGATGTAAACCCTTTGCAAAATTCTGCTGAAATTAGGGTTGGGTTACAATCTAATTCCACACTAATTCCACCACTTGTTCCGTTACTGGTGATTATGTCCATCATAATAAAACCATTATCTTTGGAATTTAAATCCATTAATAATTGGTGATATTTTATTGTTTGTGTTGATATATTACCTAAATCGTATTCATCTAATATTGTTAAAACTCCGTCTACGTTATATTTTACTCTTACCTTAACATTTGTGGACCCTATATTTGGTGAAATTGGTGTAAATATAAATTTTAAAAGTTTTAACGCTTTTGGTATTTTATATGTGTATGTGGATTTAAGGTCAGATAATTTTGTTCTTATTAAATAAAATGAAAGTCCTCCATGTGTACCGTTTCCGGTCCATGTTTTATTCTTAATGACGCCGCATTCGTGTGATAGGTTATCTGGTGCGGCTCCCTCAACTGTACAATTTATTTCAAATGAACTCATCTACTATAATTACTTTTAAATTGTTTTTAATCCGTAAATTGGTGAATTTAATCCGGGAGTATGTCTTATTTTTATTGTTTCATTAATAATACCACTATTTGACGATTTTGGGTATGTTTTACTAAAATGTTCTTCCTTTGTTACATAATTAAAAACTCTAACTGTGGTATCTAATGATTGACTAGGTGTTATGAAAAGATTAATACTATATGTACCGTCAATATCAGACACATTAAACCAAATTATTTTATCTACCTTATTAAAATTGTTCGATATTTCAGGAACTTTTAATGTTGTTATTGCCATTTTTTTATGAATTTAAACATGTATAATTTTCTAGTCCGACTTCTCCGGTTGTACTATTATAGTCGTATCCTGATTTAAATCCGAATAAACCGTGTACAAAATAATTAAAATTGAATGGTGTCGTACCAGCGGCGTCTTGGAAAACATAACTTGGTGGTGAAAATAAAGTAGGTCCCGGTACGTAATAGAAACTAATTGGGTATCCTCCACACATATTATTATTATCTTTAACATTGCTAAAATATCCAATCATATAATATTCAGCTGAGGTATCGTTATAATATATATCGGCAGGTGTTACTGTTCCTGAACATGCATCACCTTGTGAAATTGATACTCCTTGTCCGTATCCACTATCTTTAATTCCACAAGTAGTAAAGGTTTCTCCAATGGACAATATTCTTGTTCTCCAAGCCCCAACACAACTAACCCATCCAATTGTGGTTTCTATCTCACTATTAGAAACAAATGTTATTTCTAAACAATCGTCAGTTCCGGCATTACATGAATAACCACTATAAAGTATGGTGTAGTTTGCTAAATCTGCAAATGGTGTACCGGCTGCTAATGATTCGTAAACGTAACAATCATCAATTCTGTGCATTCCCGTTGATGATATAAACTTATAAACGGTATCAGTATTAGTATCGTATTTTATATAACCAGGATCTGTCACATTTATTTGAGTTCCAGTAATATACGTTTTAGTAACTAAATTACTACCACAATCTAAAGTACTTGGACATTCAATTGTGATTGTTAATGTATAAGGTATAAAGACGTTTTCATATGCTGTTGAATATACAACTACATCCATTGTTGTTTTTTCATTTGTACTATAAAAACCAACAACATCTTCTTGGTAAACAACTTGTCCAAGTGTTGATGAATATACCTCACCTATTCTTTCATCATAATTACCAACAAATACTTCATCTGATGAATTCAATGACGTATATGATATTGTCACAGGTACGTTACCATAAGTTTGACCGATGTCAAATTTAGTGTTTATATATGTATAACCTGGTGATGATATGGTAAATTGATATTCCGTATTACTACATGAAACACTTTTAAATATATCACCTAAAGTTGCACAATCTCCGTCTCTTTCTACTAATCTTGAATTGTTTTGTGGTGATGTACATCCTCCATCAAATAGTATACAAACATAAGGTTCTGTTGAGCAGTTGTCCGTACAAATATAGTCCACATATGTACCTGGATTTGAGAATGTTAAAAATGACATATCTCCTGTAGATGTTCCACATTGGTAATAATAAACGTATACTTTACCATCAGTACTTAAATTAATATCTCCTTGTGTAATAACAATATCATATGATGTACATCCAGTGCAATCTCTCGGTGTACTTGTAGGTGTAGGTGTAAGAGTTCTAGTTGGTGTTGGTGTAACAGTTTTGGTTGGTGTTAGAGTAATTGTAGGTGTTAAAGTAATAGTTGGTGTAACAGTATTTGTAGGTGTAATGCTTGGTGTTAAAGTAATAGTTGGTGTTGGTGTCTGTGTTGGTGTTAAACTAATTGTAGGTGTAACCGTTGGTGTAAGTGTAATGGTCGGCGTAATAGTTGGTGTTAAACTAATTGTTGGTGTTAACGTTGGTGTTTGAGTAACAGTTGCTGTAGGTGTTGGTGTAATGGTTGGAGCAATACAACTTAATGTTACATTCCACGCATCACTCTCAATGTTCGACTCATTAGCTTGTCCAATATCAACTATTAGTTCATAAGTTTTTGTGTTGTTATATGTGAAACTAAATTGTCCTGTTGAATTGCCTAAAGAACCTGCAACTCCCCACACACCTCCATATGTATTATCACTTCCAACCCATCCGCTACTTCCAACTATGGCTAAACCATCTTCTTTTATTACGAATCTATTTGGTCTTCCGAATGCCTCATAAGACACAGTTACTGTACCTCCATTTGCTAATGTTGAAAGGTTAATACTTTGTGTTTGAACTGTAAATCCTGAAGGTGCGTATGTTCCACTAATAAACGAATTACAACCTGGAACCAATGTTGGTGTTGGTGTCTGTGTTGGTGTTAAACTAATTGTAGGTGTAACCGTTGGTGTAAGTGTTATTGTAGGTGTAACCGTTGGTGTTTGTGTAATTGTTGGAGTTATGGTTGATGTAACCGTAACTGTTGGAGTTTGAGTTGGTGTTAATGGGACTGAAGAAGCTGCAGTTACAATAATAACTTCCCCATCTGTAATTACAATATCATCTACCGATGGTAAATCATTTGAATCAAATGGATTTATGTTAGTGTATTCATAGTATGTTGTAATATTATTATCAACATCTTGAATTTCAACTTTTAAATATAATTGTGAGTTGTCATTATTTTCAGTCCAACCGATTGTAATTGTGTCTCCAACGTATTCTGTAATATTATATTTGAATGAATTCTTTGTTGAGTTGAGTGCAAATATTTCGGTGGTATTTGCAAGTGCCGATAATGTATTAACATTTGATACAGTTGTTACTGAACCTTGTAATGCACTACATTGAGGGAACTGTTCATAGAATGACATGTTATTTGTGAATGTTCCACCTAAACTTGTTGCAATTACATCTCCGTTTGAATTGAATAAATCAATATAAATTGTAGTATGTGTCGTTAACGGGTCTTCAGCATCATAATTGTCTGTGTCAGGTCTAAATTCAAAATATGCATTTGCTGGATCATTAGCATTAAATAAGTAAAGTACATCATCGTAGCTATTTACACATGATCCGCTATAGTATGCGCCTGCAGGTATTGTAAATCCATTATCAATATTGATATTACCTCTAATTGTTGTACCTCCACTTGGGTCTAAATAACCAACCACACAATCAACAGACAATCCAATATATGCTCCTACTGTATCTGTTGTACATCCACTAACTTCGTAGTTAAATGTTGCACCACTATAAACAACAGTTGCACAGTTTGTAAATTCACCAAATGCTCTTGGAATTACATTTAATTTCAAGGTTACACTATTTGGTGTTAAATCGAATAAATTATAACCTAATAATTCATCAGCAATACCAGATTCATATGATATGTCATATTGTGTTTTTAAGAATGGATATGTGTAAATACCTCCACCAATATCACATGAACTTAAATTGTAACCAAATCCTCCATAACCACCTAAGTAATATTCTAAATGATTAAATGTAATACTAAGTTCATCTGTTGTGGTATTAAGTGTTTGCGTATAATAGTATGGATTTGCTGGATATCCATTATATGTTACATCTACAACAGATATTAAATCAAAATTATCAGGTAAGAAGTCTTTTAATATCCAATCATGTCTTGTAATACCTGAATGAGCAACAATTGTAATTTCATATTGTGATTGATAATCTTTAATTAACGGACCATCAGTCGTTTTAGTAATTTCAATTGTTGGTGGAGTTACATCATATGTTAATGTATCTGTGAATATTTCTCCACCGTATTCCGCAGTTGCGGTATTACTATATTCACCATATACTTTATGTTTAACTTTAAATCCTAACGTATAATTATGCACAGCACTTATTGGTTTGTGTAACGCAAATTTAAGTGTGTTTAAAGTACATCCGTTTGATGATGAGGTTCCATCACATCCATCATACCATTCACTAGTTGGGCTACCGAAAATTCCTAAGAATTGACCTCCTACTAATTCACCGTCGTATTTGAGATATAAGAAATCAATTAATTCATATATGTCAGTATCAATGATATTTTCTAATATCACATCACAATATGTACTACTTGTAGAACCCGCAGCTAATTTTACATCAACATTAAGTATAATTTCTTGGTTATAATCTAAAAGTTTATACTCATCAAATCTTGTTAGGTATTGATACATAACTGTTGCACCTGAACATGTATCATAAGTGTATTGTGAACCCTCATAAGCAATAGATTGATTGATTTCAATTTCTGGTGCAGTAAGAGTTGCAGTGTAGCTATCACTAAATGTGACACCTTCATTTGTAGCATAACCATATGTTGTTACACTACTAAACGTTTGTGGTTTTATAGAATATCCTAATGTATAGTAGTGTCCGTTACCTATTTGTTTACGTAGTGTATATTTTAATGTTCCCGCAACGCAATTTCCTCCACCACCAACTTGTGAACCATCACATCCGTTCGCCTCATCATAGTATTCATCAACAGGATATGAAATTAAATTTCCATCATATTTTATATATTCAAAGTCAACAAAATCATAACCCGCAGGTACTGTTGATGTTATAATGGTATCACTTATTGTATAACCAGATAACGCCTCAACTTTTACTTCCATTATTGTTTCCTTACAATAATCTAATCCTTCGACCGGTTCAACCGTAACACCTAAAATTAATATTCTTGTTGGTGTTGGTGTAGGTGTTTGTGTATTAGTAACAGTAGGTGTTAATGTAAATGTTGGTGTAACTGTTGGTGTTTGTGTCTGTGTTGGTGTTTGAGTTGGCATCATACACTGCTCACATGTTTCAAATTCATCACCATTAAGAGTTAATGGTGTATCAAGTGAGTAACCTGTATACGCAATTGTATAACACATTTCATTTGAAGCTCTAATAATTTCACCAGTTCTAAATTGTGAGGTACCGAGGAATTGTTGGTCTATAAATTCAAGTACTTGTGTTGCGTTGTCTTCTGTACCACAATGAAATAAATTCCACACCAATTGACCTCCCGCCGTTTGGCTTGGAGTCTGAGTCGGTGTTTCCGTAGGAGTTTGCGTAGGTGTCTCCGTAATTGTAGTTGTCGGTGTTTGAGTTGGGGTTTCTGTAACCGTTGGTGTTATCGTTTGCGTTGGAGTCAATGAAATAGTTTGACTCGGAGTTTGAAACGGTGTTTCACTAACCGTTGCTGTTGGTGTTAGTGTAGGTGTTTCAGTAATTGTAGCTGTCGGTGTATTAGTTGGCGTCTGGGTTGGGGTTTCCGCAATAGTTGTGGTAGGAGTTTGTGTAGGTGTTTCAGTAACCGTTGCTGTTGGTGTATTTGTAGGTGTTTGTGTTGGTGTTTCGCTAACTGTTATAGTAGGTGTTTGCGTTGGCGTCTGAGTAGGTGTTTCAGTAACAGTTGCTGTAGGTGTTGGGGTTGGGGTTTCACTAGCACTAGGTGTTAATGTTGGTGTTAATGATGGAGTAGGTGTAATTGTCTCCGCCGGCGTAACTGTAGCCGTAGGTGTTTGTGTTGGTGTTTCAGTAGGAGTTGTGGTAATCGTTGGTGTAGGTGTTGGGGTTGTTCCAAATGGAATAAACGCCTCAAATGGTGGACATTGATTATTTTGATAATCAGCTAAAGGTTCTAATGACCAATAATAATAAATTAATGATTCTGATTTAGTAACAATTTTATTACCGGTTGGGGCGGTAGTTCCTTCTTTGGGTGTTGCACCCATAGTCGCCATTTCATCCCATGTTACTAAATAACCATTTACTTTCACCTTATTTAATTTTTGATTCCAACTCCTTTACTTTATTAGTTAGTTCTTGTACTGCTTTAATTAAAACACCAACAGCTGAGTTGGTATCCATCACATTTTGATTTTTAGTTGATAATTCCGTTGGGGTATCTTCCGCAATGAAACCAATATGTTGATTATCTAAGTCATTTAGATAGTTAAAAGTTACAATATTAACCTCATTAAGTAAATCTATTCCTGAAATATTAAATGGTTCTATATTTGTTTTAAATGTTCTACTTGATGTTTGGTAAAATGCACTTGCATGAACCTCTCCATCAACTGTTAATGTTGTTCCGTTGAATGTTAACTTACTTTCACCTAAAATAACATCATCTAATCCTGTTGCGGTTAATACATTATTATTTGTATTTCCACTAACCGTAAATGGTTTAAAAATTTCTACCCAAGCGTCGTTAGCATTACCTGAACCTACAATATCTTCAAACGTCTCCTCATCATCGAAAATTGTTTTAGTTGGGTCTAACCAAACACATTTTTGTGCATTAGTTGCTCCTGTCCATTGTGAATATGTAATTTCAACATTAGAAACTTTAGGTCTTAATTGGTAGTATTTTTTTTGATCTATCACAAAAACAATCATACCCAATTTTCTTCTACCCGAAGAAACTCCATCTTCATTTATTGTTGAACCAATTGGAATACTATTTCTGTAATCAATGGTCGGCATTTCAATTAAACCTCCGGTACCTAAATGTGAAATGTGTGTACCTATAGGTGAGTTAATATTCTCAACATTAATTGCCCCAGTTAGAGTGAGGGTTCCAGTGTTTAATGGTAATATTGGCATAATTATTCTTTTATTTTTTTAATTATTATCATGAACAAGTGGTTACTTTTACATTTGCAGTACTTCCGTTACTATTATTACTTAAGAACTTATAAAGTATATAATTTACTCCACCAATTTGGAAAGTACCGATAGCATTTGAAGTCTTACCTCCGGCAGGAACTGGTGTAGATGGTAAATTTGCATTTACATCCAGTATTTCCGTTATTGTACCCATTGATGTTGGGTGAGCAAATAATATACTAATATTAGTTAATGAATCTCCTGTTTGACCTGATACACCTGTAACCGCAGTATATGTTATATCATATGTTACATCCGCTTTATCGGTACAAACATGATGTGTATATTTTTTTATTCTATCACCAGTGGTTTGTCCACCCGCAATCGTATTAATTCTTCTCGTAATGTAAGTTTCAAAACTTTCAACCACACTATTATAACGGAACGTAAATGCGCCGCTGGAAGTATTGTAGAGAACAGTATCGTTAGCTATTCCATTATATCCAGAACCTGATGTAACTGCCGAAGAGTAGAATAGGTATGATGGTGAACTTTCCGATGGACAATCAGTTAATCCCGTTGATGTGATTGCGTATAAAGTTCCCGCCGGTTCTGTGTAAAGCCATCCAGTAATTACCCACACTTTACCAGGACTTGTAACTCTATCATTAATTGCAAATTGACCTTCAACGTATTCTTGAGTATGTCCGGTAGTACTATCAGCACAATTTGTTATTTGATACCATACTGGTGTAGCTGCAGGTGTAGCTGTCGGTGTTTTGGTTAATGTTATAGTAGGAGTAACCGTTGGTGTTGGTGTCAAACTAGATGCCGGTGTATTTGTTATAGTTGGCGTTAATGTTATAGTAGGGGTAACCGTTGGTGTACTCGTTAACGTCGGTGTAGGTGATTGAGTTGCTTCTGGTGTATTTGTTGGTGTTTGAGTAATAGTAATTGTAGGAGTAACCGTTGGCGTTTGCGTAGGTGTTCCTGTTATAGTAGGTGTTGGTGTTAAACTTGCACCTGGTGTATTTGTTACAGTTGGTGTAATTGTGATAGTTGGAGTAACCGTTGGTGTAGGTGTTAAACTAGCTTCTGGTGTGTTTGTTGGTGTTTGAGTAATAGTAACTGTTGGTGTTGGTGTCTGTGTTAACCCAACAATTGAATATGTTTGTGATGTGGAACAATTTGGGTTCGAGTTCTTTAACGTTAAACTTGTTGCGTTATCGGGTACAGTTACTCTTACTCCCGTTCCCGCACTCAATTCACTAAGTGTTAAACCTGTGGCATTATTTGAGGTACCATATTTTAACGCACGGTTGTTTACACTACCATCGTAATATATTTCATATGGTCCTTCTGCGGAACCCGTAACTATTTTTACATCAAAATGTCTACTCATTGTATTTCCTTTTTATAAATATAAAGTTTTAATTATTTGGTTATTTTTTTTAAAACATTACCGATTATTTTAATTACGATTCATTAAATGTTGCAACGAATTCACAATCAGGTGGTGGGGTTATTGTTGGTGTTGGGGTTGGTGTTTGTGTTAATTCAAAATATTCTTCGAATGTGGCAGTAAAATTACAATCCAACACAGTTGGTGTTGGTGTTGTTGTAGGGGTTTGTGTTGGTGTTAACGTTGGTGTATTAGTAGGTGTTAAACTAATTGATGGTGTTCCTGTTGGGGTACCGGTCGGTGTATTAGTTGGAGTTAACGTTGGTGTATTTGTAGGTGTTTCCGAAATAGTTGGTGTAACCGTTATTGTAACTGTAGGAGTTGGGGTTGGCGTTTGACTTTGTGCTGGTTCGCAAATTCCTGATGCAATTATAGTGATACTACCAATTGAACTAACGTTTCTAAAACAATAAGTTGTGTTAATTGGTCCTGTAAGTGGTATTGTAAAAGGATCGCCACTACAATCTGTACCAAAAATTGTTGCGGTTTGTCCATTAGGTAATATAACCGTGTATTCTGTACATATAGGTGCATCAGTAGGGGTTGGTGTTGGGGTTGGTGTTAATTCAAAATATTCTTCGAATGTGGCAGTAAATTCACAATCCAATAAAGTTAAGGTTGGTGTTGGGGTTGGTGTTTGACTAATAGTAGGTGTACCCGTTGGAGTTTCCGTAGGAGTTAATGTCGGTGTTTCGGTAGGTGTCTGTGTCGGTGTTTCACTAATTGTTGGCGTAACGGTTGGTGTTAATGTAGGTGTTTCACTTGGCGTTAATGTAGGTGTCTCACTCGGTGTTTGCGTAGGTGTTTCTGTCACCGTTGGTGTAACAGTTGGAGTCTGAGTTGGGGTTTCGCTTGGTGTCTGTGTTGGTGTTTCAGTGACAGTTGCTGTAGGTGTATTAGTAGGCGTTTCTGTAACCGTTGGTGTAACGGTTGGTGTTAATGTAATTGTAGGTGTGATTGTTGATGTTGGCGTTGGTGTTGGCACATATTCAATAAATGCCTCTACTAAATAATTGTCTCCTGAAAATATACTTTGTGTAATTTCTAACGAATTACTATCATCAACAACAACAGATTGATCATAAATAACTGTGTTTGTTACAACATCAGTTATTTTAATTCTGTGTCTCCAATAAAATTCACCAGTTGTAACCCACTCCGCTAAAAATATTCCTCCATCTCCACCATTAACATATGGTAGTAAATTATAATTCTCATCAACTTGTAGATATGGTGTTGTTGTTGAAGGTGATGTTGAACTTGCATTCCAAATTTTAAATATATCCCCATTTCCAGTTATTAATCTTAATGTGAATGTACTATTATCATCAGGACTATCTACTTCGTCATATATTCTAAGAGTAATATTTGAACTTTCCGGTGTTGGTGACGGTGATGCCGTTGGTGTTATAGTTGGTGTTATTGTTGCCGTTGGCGTAACGGTTGGCGTTACGGTTGGTGTAACTGTATTGGTAGGTGTAACCGTTGGAGTTGGTGTTGGTGTTTTTGTTTGAGTTACACTTGGTGTAATAGTTGGGGTAATGGATGGTGTAGGGGTTGGTGACGGTGATATAGAAACAGTAGGTGTTACTGTTGGTGTCATCGACATTGTTGGTGTTGGTGTGAGATTCTCTACACAATTAACGGTAACCGTCTTAATTACTTCTTGGGTAAACCAAGGTTCATTAAGACTTATTTTAATATCTTTACTACCATTTGTTGAATATGCCTTTAATGCGGTACCGTTAACACTAATCGGTGTTGTTGTATTATCTCCCCAATGTATTGTAAATTGTAGTTCATCAAATAATCTTGTGGAAGTTGCGTTTGTAGTTCCAGTTATTGAAACTTCATTACAATTAACTGAATAATTGAAATTAATGGATACAGATTGACTTTCATTTCCAATGTTTTTGTCAAATCCAACCATTGGTCCATACTCATCAACCTTTGAATCTAAAAATAATGGTATTTGGTGGTTGTCATAAATTTTACTGTATAAATTTTCTTTTTTTAATTCATCAGTTAAACCCACCCCAACAAGTAAATTCCAAGTGTTTGGTGTTGGTGTTCCCCATTTATAATAACCACTAGCTACTGTTCCACCAGAAACATTATATATTGTATCTCCTGTTGATGGCCCAATGTAAGCATTACCCGTATTACCCGACCAAGAAATAAGTTCTTCGTTAGAGTCATACCAAAAACGACTGGTTAATGAAACCAGTTTTGTTTGTGGTATGTTTTTTCTCTTAATAGAATGCCTTATTCTTTTCATTTATTATAATTAGTTAATTATTAGGAACAACTTGACCATTCGCTTATTGTTCCTACCTCTGAAATAGTTGCTATATATGATATTTTAGATTGTCCTGGTAATAAAATTGCATATAATTTACCATTTCCATTAAATGTTTGTCCTCCCGTATTTGAGTCCCATAGTGTATATGTTGTTGGTGGTGTAATAGATGTCTCATTAACATATAAAGGTCCATATTGTGTATAACCCGCACCCTGTAAAATGTATGGATATTGATTACAATATTGTTGTAGTTGTGTTAAGATTGGGTAACCGCTATTTAATGTATATGCAAATATTTTTTGTGTTCTAATAACTGGAGGTGCAACATAATCACAACCATAAAGTTGTATTTCTTCTCCGTTAATTATTGTTTTTGCCTTTGTTACCGTATATAACGTATTACTAGGTTGACCTAAAGATGATAATTGCGAACCAATAACTACATAGAAATACCCGGACGACCCTTCAACTCTTTCTCCACTATTAAATGCTGTTGATAAAACACTAATTGACCAAACATCGTAATTACCGTCCAAATATCCTGTTTGATTTTGATATTCGCATGGTCTAAGTTTAAAGTAAGAATTAGTAGGTACCACAGCACCTGCAGGTGTTGCAGAAGGTGTAGGTGTAGGGGTTTGGGTTAACTCTAATCCTGATGTTGGGGTTGGAGTTGGGGTTAAAGTCATTGTTGGTGTTGGTGATAATGGTGGTGTGATTGTTCCTCCTCCACTTTCATAAAATTTTATTGGTGAACTAGTTGTTCCTACTTGGGCACCTTTAGTTCCATTAAATTTATATATCTTATATGAATAATCTCTTTTATCTATATCAACTTGGAAATACATATCCTCATTCTCTTTAATTTCACGAGATGTTGCATATACGTCATTATAAAAATCTGTTATTAAACCATCTTTAGCGTTAAAAAATTTAGCGGTCATAAAAAAAGTATTACCCGTAGTGGTACCACTTAAATTTGTTTCGGCTAAAACACTCTCATCTTGAAACCAAAAAAGATACATGTTTTCCTTGTTTGTATAATTTGAACCATGGAAAACAGGTACGTGTATATTTTCTTGTAATGGTGTATAAAAATATTTTTCACCTAATGGCAATGTTAAATTTTTTGTGAATATTAATTTTCTATTTTGTCTTGTCGGTGCAGTATAACCTGTTACATTACCGTTAACATCTAATAAATTTGATGTTTTATAAAACTCCAATCTAAAGAAACTCTCTGTTGATTGTCTCAACATTTTAGCATTTTCCTTGGGTTCTATACCAACTAAACTATAATCTAATCCCTTATTATAATTTCCATTATTTGAAAAATAAAAATAAAACCATATATCAGATTCACTAATACCATCTGGTTTATGAATATATCTAACGGTTTCATAATTGTCAATTGGGTTAATAATGTCATTCAACACCTCATCTTCAAATTGTTCCATGTTTTCTTGCCATCCCAAATTCATTTGAAAGTCAAGTTCGTGGTTCAATACAAGATTTAAATCAGTGTTTTGTCTTAATATTTTCATTAACAATCAGTTATTTTTTTATTTTTGAATTTTGAAATTCCGTCTTGTTTATTTGTGTGGAATTTCTCATTTCTTAAATAGAAGTTTATGTCATTTTTTACATAATGAATACCGTTTGTAAATGGAAACTTTGTACCATATCCATCAATATCGACATATCCATGGTCATATAAGTCTCTCCATCTCCATACACCTTCGGCAGAATCGTACTTGGCGTTTTCAGGTAAATTAAAAATGTCTTTAGTTTTAGCACTTTCAGTGTATGGTGACAATTCTCTTAATTTAACTCTATGATGTGGTTGGTAGTATACTCCAAACATATTTGTTGCTGAGGAACCTGAAAAAATTGTGCTGTCGTCTTGTCCGTAATCAAATATTGTTGTTGGGTTTGTGAATTTTTGAAAAGATTCACAGATAATTCTTTCTTTTAATTCTTTTCTATTGTATTCAACAAATGCACCATTTAATACTGTTCCTTTTGTTAATTCATCTCCACTTGTAAATGTTATATTTTGTTTAGTAAATGGTATTCCGTTACCCATTGAACTTTCATTAGATGTTGTACCATTAAAATGGTCATCAATCCAAGTGTCGTGGAAATTAAACTTGTGTCCTACTTTTGGTGGGTAATTAAAATATCCATTTCCGTTTCTAAATAAAGTGGTTACATAAACTTCTGTCGGTGTATATCCTAAATTGTTTGTTAATCCAGTTAAAACAAAAGGTTCTTTGAAATCATATAGAACAGATTCCATTCTATTTCTTTCAACAATTGTGTCATTTGCACCAGCCGCATTTTCAAATAATATTTTTTTCTCCTCTTCCCATATCGGTGATTCGAATCCAATATTATCCATTATGTAATCACCAGTTGTTGTTAGTAACTTATGTTTGTGTACATAATATTGTGATGTTGACCCCGTTATATTATTTTTATCAATACATCTTTTACCAATAACTAATGTTGGTATTGTTGTAATTGTTTTAAATTCTTTTTTTAATATGTTAATTACATATTTTTCAGAGTTATATATTTCATTACCAACGCTGTCAATGTAATATGTTCTACCTGAAACCGTACCTGTTATTGTTGTTCCTGAAAATGTAACAAATTCACCGGAATTCATTCCATGTTCTACAGGTGATGTAAATTCATAATATGAATTAAAAGTATTTGATAATCTAAATGGTATTCCGTCACCACTTTTAAATGAAATTTTTGTATCACCTGTTAATGTGTATGTCATTTGGTAATTTGTATCACCAGAATAAACATAACTCAAATAAAGATTCCAATTGTGATATGGTGCAGTGATGGGTGTAATTGTTGTGTGAGAGGTTGGACCTGTGTACACTGTTGGTGGAGTTTCTGGATAATCACCCAAATCCTCACTACTAATAGGTGTCGCAACTTTCCTATATAAATCTCTTCTTAAAAATGCAAACTCATCATATGGTAAAAAACCAGCTAGCGTTGGATTATCTAAACCATCTCCCCTTCCATTTAAATAAATTCTATCTTGTAAATAACCGTAAGAAGTATCTCCACTATACATGTTACGAAAAACCATTTTAAGTTTTCCATAAATTTTATACTTGTTACTTTCGTTTCTCTCTTTATCATATAGTTTATCGATATCTAAAATAATATCTTTATCCCCAATTCTTAATAAAGTTTGTGAGGTCTCTAAACCTATGTTTAAAGTTAAGTCTTGTTCGTCCGCCTTTTTGTACCTTTTACTAGGTAATAATATTTCTTTTTTATTTTCCATTATTCAGCTGGTGGGAACACCCCTTTAGGTCCGTAATATTTTATTAGTCTATCAAATGCAGATTTACCCGGTCTTATACCAAAGTAAAATTGTAGTCCTGTAGATAATACTTGTTTATTACCGCTATAATTTTTAGCAGTTCCGAAAATAAATAATTCCTTACTATTGTGTACATAACTTATTGGTGATGACCAAGTTTGTCCAGAAACAATATAAATGTTTCCTGTTGATGGTGATTTAACATCTCCTGTTAAAACTTCTAACCATATGTCACCTTCCGTATATCCTGAAGCAGGGTCTGTTGGTGCCGTTGTTTCTATTCTATCAAACCTATCCATCATATCCGTATAATTTCCATCATATGAGAATGTTGGATGTTGTTTAGTCATTGGTAATAATAAAAACTCCTCTTCTCCGTCAGGGAACAAATAGTTTGTGTTTGTTTCGGTTTCACCAGATATTGATATAATTCTTTGAATTCTTTGTGTTGCAATTTTAGTTCTATCCCATCTTTGCTTATCTGAATTTGCAGTATAAGGTCCAAAATCTTCACCTTTTTTATCCCACAAAAAGAACGGAACTTTTTGTGAGTAATCTCCCAATCTATTATTTAAACATAATCTAACAAATCTACCGTTATCATCTAATTTAAAATCAATAGGTGTTGGTCCATAATTTCCTGTTCCTCCTGTAAAATAAGTTATTGTCAAAGGGTCTTCAGGGTCTAAGAATTCACCATTAAACATGAAGTATTTTGATGAGTCTAAATCAAAAGCCTCAATACCCGCTTCATTATTAATAGACATTAATTGAGTTATATCACCATCCAATACTTGTCCAAAATTGTAACTTGAATCACTAAAGAAATCGCCAACATCAAATTTTGCATTTGACACATCCATTCTATAGTTAATAACGTGTTCAATAATATTAGCAGGGTCTTGGTATGTAGTTGGGGTTAAATCTCTAACAACAGAACAGGTTGGGTCAATCCTTGGGTCATAACATATTTCATACATAAACTCGTCTCTAACACCAACATCATAGAAAGTAGTTGGATGTAACAATTCTAAGTAGTTACTATATTTTTGACCTATGAATCCGTTTGTTGGATTATATGGTGTTGACCTATAATAGAATTTTTTATGTAAAACATTATAAAAAACTAATTCTCTTGGGAATTTAGAACCTCTTTGATTTAAGTCTAAAACTTGTTGGTTATCCCATTTAATCCTATAATCAAATTTAAAGAAATATAATAATCCATTTAACCAATTATCTATAAATGAAAAATTAGTCACTCCTCCACAGAAAAATAAACCAACTCTTTTTCTTTTATACCATTCTGTTAATAAGTCAATATTTTTTGATGCTCCTTGAATAACTGGTATGATTGTAAAAACGCCGTCTCGTATTTCCGAATACCCCGATTTAGTTTTTCTATCATAATATTTGTTACCAATTTTTGACCATATTTTAAAGTATGGCATTCTTTCTGAACCCCCGCCTGCAATAATATCGGCCATAATTGTAGAACCAGCAACAGGTGTTGATGATTCGACTAAACCAGCGGCGTATCCTGTTGATGGGTTTATTGGTGAGTGTGAATCTCCGTATGAAGAATCTGGTGTTGCCCACAAATATTTGTATGATAATGCCTCATTATATGCTTTGTCATATTTTTGACAACCTACTTCTGTTGCAATTTCATTTCTTATTTGGTCGGCCGGATTTTTCTTTCTAACTGTTCTATCATAAATTCTCATGATAACAAAAGTTCCTCTATCTGCAAAATTACCCACTCCATTATGTCCTCCCTCATATCCTGCATAGTTAACACCACATAAATTTGTCCATTCCTCATGACTAAATGCTAACACTTCCATATAGTTTTTCCAAATACCAACAACGTTTGTCCATTGTTGTATTTTACTACTTAGTCTTGTTGGTCCATTTGAAGCACCATATGCTTCCCAACTATCTTCTTTATCTGGACCCAAAAATGTTGCTTTCCAATGATCTCTAAATTGAGCGGCTCTAAAATAACTTTTATTACCTAAAGCATTATTTGACTTATTAAAGTTTAAAATAAAATTTGAGAATGATATTGATGTTATACCCGCTTTGTCTGGAGGTACTGTGTATGGAATAATTGTATCATCAACCAAAGGATACATATCCGCAATAAATCTACTATCGTTTATGTCTCCTTGTAATGGTATAACTTTTGCAGTACTCAGATATTCTAATATTGTTTTTTGTGTTGCCTTTGTTGGATTTGTTAATTGGAAATTGTTACTATATAGTGGTGATGATGTGTCAGAACTATAATCTCTTGCCTGTGCATCTGGATAAAATGATTGTAGCCAAGATGAACCGTTTGTGGTTGATGTGTTAAATTCTATTGGTATTAACATTACCGAGCCAGCACCTTGACCAATACCGACTACTTTTAATTTTATCTCTCCAACAGACGCATATTCAGATTCAGTTGATAAATCGGCAAACCCCGATGTATCTTCAGAACACTCTTCACAATCGGGATAAACCGTTAATGGAAGTACTTTTGTTCCTTTATCTTGCATACTATATGCCGCACTCATAAATTGTTCACCAATTCTCGCAAACGGTCTCCAATTAAACGGCCATCCAAAATATATTCCGAATAGACCTTGACCTACCGAAAATAAAAATGAACCAATAAATTCAAAAAATTTAACAATAATAATTGCAAAAACAAATTGTATAAATGTTACAATAGAAGATATTAATAAACTAAATTTAATTCTATTTCTAAACGCAAAATTTGTTGGTATATAATTTGCATTACCTGTACAATCATCTTCTTGACTTGGTCTAATTTGTTTAATTCCTAAAAATGCATCTCTTCTTGATAAACCAAAAAATTGTTCAGCAGATGAAACTTCATAATGTGATCCTTGAAATGAAGTTGGTGTATATACTTTTCCATAAATAAATTTATAAAACACATCTTCGGGAACTCCTCCATTATCTGTTCCCAACATTTTTTTCTTTTTGTCCTCAACCCATGTAGGGTTAGTCATTGTTGATTTTGTTCCATCTGGAAAAACAGCCGTTAAATAATCTTCAAATACATTTGAAAATTGATAAGTCGTTAATAATTCACCATCGTATTCACCTAAATTATTTGAACCATTTTCATTTTTATTATATTCTCTAATTTGTGGTATTAAATAATGTGCAGATGTTGTTCCCTTTGTTGATTCGGTATTTCCTTCACCTAAACCAATTCTAAGTCTTGCAATTGTTGTTGTTGGAATACCTTTATTTCGGTCGTTTGTAATTTCTTCTTCGCCAAATTCGTTTGTGAAGGTATATTCCATATTCATTGGGATGACAGCCATTGCTGTACCGTCATCTTCAATAACACCCGGATTAAAATACTCTAATTCAGGATACAATGTTGTTCCATCTGAACCATATACTTTATTTCCTGTATATCTTACACCTTCAATTTTACCACCACTAGTTTGTAAATTACATTTGTATCCGGTGTTCATTCTAATGACACCAGTTTTCTTAACCGCATCTGAATTACTATCTGTTACAGATGAGATTAAAATTAATGAAATTGGTTCTACCTTAACACCTTTATCTGATAAGTCAAAATCCACTCTTGATATACCTATTTCACATAAATCTTGATTTCCCCAAAATGGAAAAACCTCAATTTTTTTATTAAATGCCACAATTTGTTCTAATCCATCTAAATCTTCATCAGATTTAAAATTATAAAACCTATCAAATCTTTTTTCGTCAACTCCTTGTCTAATAAAATCATACGGTCTAATCGAAAAACATCCCATATCTGACAAGTCAACTTCTGCATGAATTGTTTGTTCCCCTAAAGGTACTCCCCAAATCATAAAGTCACCGGCACTATTGGTTTTTACGGTATAATTGTAATAAGTTTCATAAACTTCTAAAACCTCTTCTCTTGATAATATTTCTTGTTGGTCGAAAAATGTACCTGTTGGTACGTGTCCTCCGTGTTGTTTCCTTGATGGTAAAAGATTATAACGATATCCATCATCATTTTTATCTACGACTGACGTATAGGGATATAAAGCGGATATAACGGGGTCTG